GCCCTCGGGCGGCGGAATGTGGAGCGCATCCTGCCAGATCGGGTGCGTCTCGATGCCGTCGAGGCCGCGCGGATCGTCGGTGACACAGACGAAGCGGTGCGGCGCGCTGTAGTGCGTGGCCACCATCCGCTTGAGGGCGTGCACCGTCTCGGCCGGATAGGTCGAGCGGTACCCTTTCGGCGGCGTCCAGCGCCAGCAGACGACGGTCAACATGCGACCTCCGCGGCCAAGGCGTCGGCCAGCGGGACATTTGGAAACGTGTGCAAGTGCGTCGACGGCGTGCAGTTGACGACCTCGATGCCGCGCTGCTGGAGCGCCGGCGCCAGCGTGAGATAGGCCGCGCGAAACGTCGCGTACTGCGCGTCGGTCGTCTGGTGCAGCACCGCCGGATGCGCGCCGAAAAAATGCGTCTGGCCACCCACCCGGCCGAGCGTGTAGCCGAGCAGCAGAATCCGCCGCGCGCCCAGATGCACCGCGAGATTGATCGCCGCGTACCCGGAGTGCCGGCCGGTGCGGAGCCCGCCCGGGTCCGGTTCGAGGCCCGCCTCGCCGGTGTTGGTGAGCACCTGGACGTCGGCGTGCTTCGGCACCGCCGAGGCATCGCCGGGCCGCCAGCCGATGCTGACTTTGATCCCGGTAAACGCCTGAACAGTACGAGACGGCCCCACGACGGCCCACCAGCGGCGATCGGAGCTGTAGAGGACGTCGGCCCAGGGCACGAGCCGGATCGCGTCGTTGACGGCCACCACGGGAACCCGGCCCCGCAGCGGCGCCACCGCCAGGTCCGTCAGGGTCGGCCCGCTGGCGACGACGGCCACCGTGGCGCCGGGAAACGTCGGGAGGCTAGGCAAGGCTCGGCCTCCGCAGTCCATGCAGCTTCCGCCGGATGTTCGGTTTGAGCCACGCCCCCGCGTCGATGTTCTCCAGCCGCAGGTCGGCGTCGTCGCCGCGGAAGCGGTAGTAGTCGCCGAGCGTCTCGAGGATCGCCGCGACGACGATCGCGTACTCGAGGTCCACCGTGGGATCGGTCGCGTCGGTCCACTCGTTCTCTTCGCGGTCGAGGTACTGGAGGATGGCCGCGGTCGCCGACGCGAGCTTCAGCGTGATGTCCGCGAGCTCGATCGCCGCCGTGTCGGGATCCAGCTTGAGGTGCTGGCGCGCCTGTTCGAACGTGACCAGGGTGGTCGCCATCAGTAGCGGACTCCCGGCAGCCCTTGCGCGCCGCGGTCGCCGGACTTGCCTTGTGGCCCGGCCGGCCCCAGCTTGCCGGGCTCGCCGCGCTTGACCGCCAGCGTCCACGCCTTGCTGGTCTCGATCGGCTTGACGCCCGTGTCCTCGGCCGCGATCCAGAGCGAGCCGGCATACGTCACGGCGTCGCCGACCTCGTACGTCGCGTCTTTCTGGTAGTAGCCGCGGTAGAGGACCGCCGGTGTGTGCCAGGTCCCCACGACCGCCCCATCGGCGGCGCGTGTGACGATCACCGAGCGGCCCTCCTGACGGAACGTGACGCCCTCGAGCGTCCCATCCTTGCCCGCGGCGCCGTCGACCCCGTCGCGGCCAGGTTTCCCAGCCTCGCCCGCAGGACCGGGCACCCCGGGCAAGCCGTCGCGCCCGTCGCGGACGGTGAGCGTGGCGATGGCCGTCTCCACGGCTCGGTCGACGGCGCGTTGGACGTCACGCGCGACCAGGCGCTCGAGCGCCGGCGCGATCTCTTCGAGTAACTGGACGACGGCAGGACTCATCGGCTCAGCCTCAGCAAATTGCCTTCGTAGCCGCCCTGGTCGACGATCCGCCACCCGTTGTCGGCGCGGAGCACATAGCCGGGCCAGTGCGGCGCCGGATCCACGGCGAGCCCGCAGGCGAGCTGGTCGTTGTCGAGAATCTTGAAGTACGTCCGGTTGGCGCCCTTCTCGGGTTCGTTGTGCGGTGAGTCGGTGTTGTACCGATCGCGGTGGTGCACCGGACACGGCCCGTCGTCGTACTCGGTGCCGCGGACCAGTTTCTCGGTGGTGCCGCAGCGGACATCGAGGACCGTGCTCTTCCACACCGCACCGACGGCCTCGGCCGCCGCCATCGCGTCGGGCGTGCCGGACATGCGGCAGTTCTGCAAGTCGTTGTCGTGGCTGCTGTCGAACGAACTGAAACCGCCGTGGAGACACCCGCCGGCGCCCATGAGTTCGCAGACCGCGGCGTTGTCGGCGTGCTGGCGCGGCGTCGTCCCTTCGCCGATGCGCTGCGGCTCGCCCGAGATCGCCGGGATGCGTGCGGGCGGATAGGACCCGAGCCCTTCGTACTGGATTTCGTAGAGGACCTTGCCTTTGCGGGGCCAATCGTACGTGCGCTCCAGATGCTTCGTCGACCACTGGAGCCACGACCCGCACGACTGCGGGTCGGTCGGCGGTCCCGTCTCGGGCCACGAACTGCGCGTGCTGATCGTCCCCGCGAAGGCGGCCTTATCGAAGCGCGCGGCGAGGTTGCCGTTCTTCCAATCCTCGTTGTTGATTTCCAGCAGCACGTTCTGGGTGCGCTTGCTCATCTCGATCAATTCGATCAGGTGCTCGGCCTGGCCGGCCTCGTCGTGGTGGCCGCTCGGCGTTTGCATCCACACGGTCGAGCCCGGCACTTGATCGCAAAACGCGGTCAAGTGGACGTAGAGCCCGGCCGCCTTCGCGTGCAGCAGCGCCGCCTCGAGGTCCTCGTAGTAGGTGTGGTGAAATAGCCCGGTGATCGGCGAGTAGTCCGTATTCGCCCACATGGCAAACCAGCGGACGGTGTTGGCGCCGAGATCGAGACAGGCGCGGTAGTAGTCGTCAACCCAGCCGACCTCATCACGCGCGTAGAGCTCGGGCGCGCGAAAGGCGGTGACCGATCGGCACTTCCACATCTTCCCGGCCTGGAGAATCCCGACACCCTGGACGATGAGCGGCGACACGACGCCCGGCGCCGGCGCGACCGCTGTCGCGCCCGCATCCTGCGATCGCAGCCAGTGCCCGACATCCATCAGGGTTGATCCCACGGGCCTCCGCGCGGAATGAGTCCGGTGTAGTGATCGCGGAGCACGACATACGCGCCGGGGACCGCGATGAAGGTCTCCCACGCCCCCGGCACGGTGCCCGGGTCGCCCCACTGGTGATCGCCTTCCGGCGTCACCTTCAGCACGCGGCCATCGAGCGCAGTGAGCGAGATGAACGGCCGCCCGTCCTGGCCGGCGTCTTGGTGCGGGCCTTCGATCACTTCGTCCGCAAAGGGCCGCTTCAGCTCCAGCGTAATCAGGGCGTGCTTCGGCATCAGTGGGCCTCCCAGTACCGGGTCAACCAGGCCCCGGCACCCGCCGCCTTGAGCTCCGCGTCGGTGTCCGGGACGTCGTCCTTCTCAGCGGGCGCTGGCGCGGCGGAGGAAAACGGATTGGCCTGCGCGTCGCGTTTCGCGAGCGCGGACAGGCTGAAGTTCTGCTGCTGGAGGTACGGCGCCTCGCCGCCGGCCACCGGGCCGAGCTCGAGGTACCGCGCCCGCGCTTCGTTCGGCGACATGCCGCCGCCCTTGATCGCCTCGGCACTCGCCTTCACCAGCGTCGCCGTGTCCATCCGCAGGAGGTCGTCGGGATCGAACTCGGTCCCGATCGGCCGGCCGCTCGCGTTCTTCGTCATCTCGAGCCCCTCGTCGAGCAGGAGCTCGATGCACTCGATCGGGTTCTGGAGACACTGCGAGTAGTACTGAATCTGGAGCGACTCGGGATTGCTGTTCGCCGGCATCGGCGCCAGCCCGACGAGGTACGGCGGGACATGAAACGCCGTGCAGGCATTGATGCCCGTCCAGTTTAACTGCTCGATGAGCTGGCTGTCGGTGGCCGACATGCTCATCTGGTCGTACTTGAGCCCGTCGCCGAGCACCGCCACGCGGCCGACGTTGTCGCCGGTAAACGCCGCTTCCCAGCGCACCTTCAGCTCGTCGGCGTTCTCCTGGTCGATGTGGCCGGGCGCCGTCAGGACGCCACTCGGCACCGCGTGATTGGTGAAGAACTTCGCCGAGTTCTGCTGAATCTGGAGGCCCTGGATCGCCGAGACGCCACACGCATAAATCGGTGACACGCCGCAGAGCGGGTGGTACAGCGGCACCATCACGTCGTGGATGATTTCCGACTGCGGCACCGTGACGTCGTCGGGCACTTGCGACAACAGATCGCGCTTGACCTGGTAGTAGACGCTGCCGTCGGGCGCGACGAGCGGCGTCACGCAGGTCGGGTCGAGGATGTACAGCGCGGTCACGACGCCGCGCTGGTCACGCTGCTTGATGACGTAGGTGTTGCCGTGGATGAGCTTCGACGTCATCCACTGCTCGTAGAACTTGATGCGGTTCTGGTAACGGTTGGGCTTGCGGAGCACCGGCGTGTGGGCGGTGTTCTCCGTCTCGTGCCAGATGCCGTCGTCGTCCTGTTCCACCAGCCGGATGCGGAGCTTGCCGATGTCGGACGCAATGAGCGTGATGCAGGCATAGACGGCCGCATGGGCGAGGACCGTCTCGGCGGTCGCGGTGACGTTCTGCTGCCAGGCACCCGGGTAGCTCTCCCGGACGAGCGGCCACCAGCCGCCACTGCCGGCGCGGCCGGTGCCACTGACCGCACTGAGGCCCGCGCCCGCGACGCGCGCGCGTCGGAACTGGAGCCCCAGACCGAGAGTCTTCCACCACGCCACTTCGCCTCCGTCAGGTGGATTCCGCCTCGAGGTCGCGCCGCTTGTAGCGGCGCTTGCTCTTCGGCGGGTCGCCGATCGGCGCCTCGGCCGATCGGCGCAATCGCGTCAGCGAGACCAAGCCGTGCCGCGCCGCCGCCGCCGCATCAATCGGCGTCATCGTCACGAGCTCGCCCGCGCGCAGCCCGCGGCCCTGATAGCTGAAGGGCGCGCGGGCCTGGACGACGACCGTCTTCATCGCTACGACCCGGTCGAGGCGCCCCACGCGACGTCTTCCATGTAGACCACCGCGCCGGTGGTCAGCTTCTTCCAGTTGATGAACCGCTCGGCGCGCAGCGCGATCGAGTTGGTCTGCCACATCGAGACCAGCGTCGTGTTCGCGGTCGGGACGCCCGAGGCGCCCGCGGGCGTGTCCGACATCTCGAGCGACGCTTCGCGGCTCGCCTCGACGCTCACCGCGCCGTCATCGGCCAGCCCGATCGCCTTCGCATTGAGCGCGATCACCATGTCGCCGGCGCCGGCCGTGTGCGCGTACTGCGACGTGATGACCGGAATCCCCTGGAGCGACCCGCCCGTCAGCCCGATCGATCCAAACTCGGGCTGGCCCAGCGCATTGCGGACCATCGACAAGCCCAGCGCGAGCGCGTTCGGCATGATCAGCACGAGATCGCCGACGTTCTGATTCGTCGTGACGAAGGCGCCCAAGAGCGCCGCGAGGTCGGCGCGGATGTCGTCGGCCGTCGAGCCGGAGCTCGTCAGCGGCGTGACGCCATTGGTGATGGAGGCCGGGGTGACATTGAGCGTTTCCGCGTGCGCCGGATCCACGAAGTCGATGTCGAGCCGCTCAACGAGCGCGTCGCGCAGGCCGTCCCGGATGAGCGCCTCGGCGGACGGCGTCGAGAAGCGCGCCAACTCTTCGGTCAAGACCGAGATCGCGGCGACCTTCGTGAAGCCGAGCGTCGCCCGGCTGAACGTGAACGAGGTCAGCGGTTTGCTCTTCCCTTCGCCCACCCAGTAGCCCAGGCCGCCCGAGGTCTGCCCGGCAATCGCGACATTGAAGGGGACGTTCCGGAGACTCGGCACGCCACCCTCGCCGAACCGGCCGATGATCGTCTGCGGGCGCAGCCACGCCAAAAACTCCTGCGAGAGGTTCGTCGGGTCCATCAGGTTGGCGGTGTTGCCCGTCGTGTGCGCCGGCACCGCGGCCTTTTCGAGGTACTGGAGGACCCGGGCATTGTCCGGGTACCGCGCCTTCGCGACGGCCAGCGGCGAGTGGTTGCCTTGACTCTGAAACGCGACGATCTTGCACATGATCGCGCGCGCGAACTCGATGCCGGCGGGCAGGTTGTCGCGCACGAAGATCGGCGACCGGGTCTCCCCACTGCGCGAACTGGCCGCGGCGGCTGGCGACGTGCCGGCGGCCGGGACCGCGGCGGCGCGGTTGGTCTGCTCGAGCACCGAGAGCCGCGCCAGGTGCTTGTCGAAGCTGGCGATCTCCTGCTCGGCCGCGTCGTACTCGGCCGATTCGGCCTCGTCGAGCGTGCGGCCACTCGCGCCGGCGGTCGTCATCAGGTCGGTCATGCGCGCGGCTTTCGCCGTCCGCATCGCGGTGAAGGATTGGATCTGTTCGAGCGTCGTTTGGTTACCCATGTGAGCGCTGCTCCTTGGCAGATATGGGGCGTCGATCGCCCGAATGTTTTCGATGCGGGCGTCGGCATTGGCCGGCACCGCGACAAGCGACAGCTCGAGGATTTCGATCTTGGTGAAGCGGAGGCCGCCAGACTTCATCAGCTCCACGCCGCCATCGAGCGCGCGGAAGCCAATCGAGACGCCGCGAATCAGCCCGGCCTTGATGGAATCCCACGCCTCGTCGACCCGCGTGCGGAGCGATCCAGCCGTCGGAATCGTGGGGAGCGTGGCGCGAAACTGGATCCCCGCGTCGCTGGCGTCCTTCAGCGCGACGGTGCCGACCGGCAGCCGCGCGTCGTGAAACAGCAGAAGTGGGAGGGGATTCGCAAACGTGGCGCCGCGCGATTCGATCACGTCGCCCATGCGATCGGTCGTCGGCGTCGTCGCGACCCCCTCAAGACTGCGGAGCTCCGGATCGAGCCCCTTGACGTCCAGCACCGAGTAGGCGCGATAGACCACGGACCGAAAGTGTGCGGCCCGATCGACCGGCGGCGATTTCTATGACTACGTAAAAGGCGTACTAGCGGGGCGGACCGAGGGCGCGCAGGACCGCCGCGCGCATGAACTCGCTCACGCTCACGCCGTGGGTGTTCGCCGCCGCGATGACGCGATCATGCTCACGCGGGGCCAGGCGGATCGAGACCGGCGCGCGTGGCTCCTGGACCCGCGGCCGGCCACGCTTCGGCGTCGACTCGGCCGCGCCTAACCAGGTGATCGAGTCCTTCGTGATCACGGGTGCTTCGCTCCGAACACGAACACGTCGTACTTGGGCGGCGGCGCGACGCCGGCCGCCAGCATCTTGATCGCCATCAGCGCCGCCACGACGCCGTCAATCCGTTTGCCGCCCGTCTTCGGTTTCACCGGCCGAATCCGGCCGCCGTCGTCGGTCTTGATCGCGACGTTCTCGACGTGATGGCGCAGCACCCGGTGCCCGCCATGCGTGACCCGGCCCGCTTTCACCAGCGCCTCGAAGACCTGTGCGGGCTCGGACAAGTGGGTGTAGTTCTGCAAGACCTCGGCGACCTTCAGCCCGGCGCGATCGCGGAGCGAGGTCGCCAAGTCGGTGGCGAAGGCCGGGTCGTACCCGATCGTCGACTGCTTCAAGCGCGGGAAGCGCGGGACAATTTTCGTGACGATGTCCTGGTAAATGCGCGAGTAGTCGATCACGCCGCCCTCGGTCGCCGTCACCAGGCCGTCGGCCACCCACTGCGAATAGGGCACGCCGTCGCGCTGCTCGCGCTCGTGCATGGTGTCCTTCGGGATCCAGAAGAACGGCACCAGCGCGATCGCGTAGTTCAAGTCGACCGTCTTCGGCGCCGGCGCCTCGGCGTCGGCCACGGCCACTGGAAGCGGTTCCGCCACGGGAAAGCGGAACGCGACGGTCAGACACGCGAGGTCGTACTTCTGCGCCAGGTCGAGGCCGGCGGCGACCGGCGCGGTGCGGAGGATGTCGTCACTCGGCAGCGTCTCGCCGACCGTGTCCCACCACGCCAGCGGCAGCCAACTCGTCGCCTGATTTGTCCAGACATTGCAGTGAAAGCGGAGAAAGTCGTTCAGCTTGCGCGGTTCGGCCGCGGCTTCGGCGGCTTCACTCGCGAGCGCCTGCGCCTGGATGGTGATGCCGTGCCCGGGATTCACCCGCGCCCACGTCGCCGGCGCCTGCCAGTCCTCGTCGTCGCGCTTCTCGAAGATCACCGGCAGACACGTCGGATCCGTAATTGTGCCCGAGAGAACTTTCTTGCTGTAGTCGTACTCCTCGTAGCAGATGCCCTCGTCGTCGGTGCCGGCATGGGTGATCAGAATCATCAACGGCTGCCGGCGCTTCACCATTGACTTCTTGAACGCCTCGTACAGGTCCCGATTGGGCTGGCCGTGGAACTCATCGAAAATCACACAGTGCGGCCGGAACCCGTGCTTACTGGCGGCGTCGGCTGAGAGGACCTGGTACGTCGAGCGTGAGTCGGGGTGATAGATGGCGTCGCGCCACACTTCGCACATCCCGGCAATGATCGGCGCATCCTCGACCATGACCTTCGCATTCGTGTGGACGACGCGCGCTTGCTGCCGGTCGACGGCCAGCGCGTACACTTCCGCCGCCGGCTCGTGGTCGCACAGCATCATGTACAGCCCGGTCCCCGCCGCCCACGGCGACTTGCCGCCGCCCTTGGGAATGAAGGCAAAGAGTTTCCGGAACCGCCGCAGCCCGTCACTCGTCCGCTTCCAGCCGAAGAGCGGTTTTGTGAGGAGGAGCTGCTGGTACGGCAAGAGCTGGAACGGGCGGCCGGCGAACTCGCCAATGTGGTGATGGAGGCACTCTCTGAAAAAGTCGCAGGCGCGATCGGCCTCAACACTGTCGTAGTAGTACGCGCCGTTGAACGATTCCCAGCGATGGCGCGACGGCACGTACCGCGCCGGCAGTTCAATCGTCACGCCGGGCCAGCGGGACGTCGGTGGCGGGCCTTTGCCCCACCAGCCGCCATCCTTCGACGGGGGCCGTCCGTTACGCCGGCTTGCTGCGAGGACGTGCGCCAAAGAACTTGTCCTTCTGGTCGGACCCGTCGTCCTTCGGGACGTGCAGCCGGGTCCGCGACACGGGAGTCAGCCCAAACTCGGTGAGCAACGCACGACACTGCGAC